CGTAGCATCTCGCCTTGGCTAAGAATTGCTTCAATACCCATAGGAGCCTGAGCGGCAGGGGCTTGCTGCGGTGCAATAACTTGCTGCGGCGCAATAACCTGCTGTTTTTGTTGGGACTGAGCTGGTTGTGCAGCTGGTTGTGCAGGCTTAGGTGCAGCCTCTTTAACACGTTGCTGAATCGTGGACTCAGGATAGCCAGCCGCACGTAATTGCGATGGTGTGGCCATGACACGCTGGCCATTGATAATGGCAGGGACGCGGACCTCTTTCTCCTCCTCGACCACAGCTTCGCCACCAAACTCTGCACCGACACCACCACCAAACTGAAATGCAACAGGGCCGCCACCGGCCATGCGCTGCTCAGGCATCAGCCCAGCAAGACCGGCTTGTGGCATTTCTTGTTGCGACGGAGCCATCTGCATAGGCTGCTGCTCTTGCGGAGCATTCATACCAGGCGGCATCATGGGCATACTGGGCGCCATGGACTCAGCCAACTGTGCAATAACAGGCTTGTTAGGCTTCTGCGCCCTCTGGCTGTAACGCTTACGCATATCCTCCCGGCGAGCCATTTCCGCCGCAGCAAAGATCGCTAGCTTAGGATCTTGTGCGTACTTAGGCAGCACCTGATCAGGCACTGCCTTAAACATCTCCATGGCCTCAAGGATATTGACATCCCCGCCAAGGCCGGTATTTGCTTGTGCTTGCATTGCTTAGCCCCCGTACAAGAGACGTGCTAATCCTAACCCTTGGGTTAGTGGATTACCAGAAGACTGATAAGCAGACTGTGTGGCATAACCTGGTAAACCAAAGATGATGTTCCTGTAACGCTCTGCCTGCTGCGCCGGATAATCCCGCTGCTGCTGGAACTCTTGATACATGGCATCCAAATCGCGCTGACGGCGTGCTTCATCCGTAAGCCCAAGCTGCTGCAAGGTCTGAGCCTTCTGCATTTGATTGGCTAAGTCTTGCTGATACAGCTGGCCAGCCTTGTCATAAGCCGCAGCCGATCCCTGCATCTGGATGTTGGATAGCTGAGATCCAAGATTACGCATGAGATCTGATTCAACAATCGCCTGACGCGAACCACCGAACGCACCGCGCTGACCGGCTTGTGCTTTCAGGCTTTGCAATCCCTGTGTGTAATCACGCACCGCGGCAGCTTTGGCCACATCCGTAACACCTTGCTGGTACGGATTCATGTAAGCCTGCATGACGCCCATCTTCTGGCCGCCCACGTCAATCTGACCAAGCAGACCAGGCGACGAAGCAGCTTGCTGAGCAGCTTCAACACCTTGCTGGTACAAAGGCGCCGTCTCGGCATATCGCTGCTGAGAGTAAGGCGTGTAGGGGGTATACGCAATCTGCTGCCCCATGCGGAACACATCAGATATGTAAGGGAGTTGGAACTCCGGGGGCATTTGCGTGACTGTTTGCGACGGGCCGCCCATACTCATTTGGACACCTCTTCCATCAAAGTTACTGTTTTCAATCGTTGCGGGTATATCTTCTGCCAGCCCGGACGCCCTTGCAACATGATGGCATCACAGTCTGCTTGCTTGGCGAACAATCGTATGTACGTCACGATATGCTGAATCTCATCTAAATTGCCCCCTGCAAGCCACACATTACAAAGCCTTTTGCGTGGGTACTGCTTAATCTCTGTTACTAGCGCACATTCCTTACCGGGCCAAAACTGCGCCTGCCCTTGCTGTATTGCTTCTAACACATCCTCTAGGGAAAACAAATTGCCGGCTTGGTCCAAGGCCGCTTGGATCCATGCGCTGCAACGCTCCCATTCATTCATGCAGGCATAGCCTTATCTGTCTTCACTGCCGGAGGCTGCTTGCTTGTTCCATGCCTCGCCTTGCGGATCTTCTTCATCATGTCGTAGAGCTTCTGCGCCCCAGCATTCGATGAGCCATTACCAAGATCGGATACCACATCAGCAGGTACAACAAACTCACCGCGGGCTAACCTGGCAGGCTGAGTCTTACCACCGCCATGGTCAATCTGTGCTGTGATGCTATCTGACATTCCGTCGCCCGGACCTTCTAGGTATCTTCCGGCTGCTGCGTATACATCACCGCCTTCGTTATAACCAACGAAGATGTCATCTACAGAGCCGCCCGATGCGCCACCTTGAACTGTGTCGCTTCCAGAACTGCCTACGACCGTGCTGTTTCCACCACCACCAGCTACCGTGTCGTTTCCGGCTCCACCAGTTACCGTACTTGCACCTTGGAAGGTTATGGGTGTAATTGTCATTGGCTTATACAAAGAAGCCAATCCTGCCTCATACCCTGCTTGCCCTTGTGCAATCTGCTCAGGCGTTGGCCCGTATCTTTTTGCTGCCTCTGTTGGATCAAACTGAAATGGATTTGGATTGAAGAACAGGGGCATACCCTTCATGGGCGTGTAAATGTTCTGGCCAGACGCGGACTTTTGTTGCGCTGGCTGAGGTGGGAACATGGGGGCGGTAAGCGCACGGTTATAAACAGGAGCGGCCGCATATACAGGCTGCTTAACCGCTGGCGCTTGTTGGCGTGAAAGAGCGGCTGCTAATGCCCCAAGACCCAAGGCAAGCCCTGCTCCAGCCCCACCAGACGCCCCTGCGTTTCCGCCAAGCAATGCGTTCAGTACATTGTTAAATGTATCCGACCAGCTAGAAGATCCACTAGCTGATGTATTACCTGAAGATGTATCTACAGTTAGACCGGTTATTGGGTCAAATACATTCCCAGAAACATAATCAATCTCTGTATTGCTTGATGTTGACATGGCTTACTCCGCTAAGTAGCCCATTTTATTGGGTTAAGTCATAGAAGGAAATGGACCCGACGCCATCTCCTTTAGTTGCACCAGATACAGTCCTTACACCTAGCGTATAAGTATCACTTGTGCCTGAGATGGTTGCACCAAGTTGTAAGTCCCAGTTATAGCCCGTAGCCGAGGAGGTATTAACCGTACCGCCACTGCCTGTGGATGTGACGTAATCTGTTTGAACAATGGTTCCACCGCTCATCGCTGTAGCGGCAACATCATAATCAACATTGGAATCAGACGGCACAGTTGCCGCCCAAGTTGCTCCAGTAAGCGTGGTGTTTTTTATTAACGCCACTTCATAGTTCTGGCTGGTTAGCGGCAGAAACTGTGTACGGTTGGGTAGCACCACCGCCCCAGTGCGTCCTGAAGCAAGACGGATGGACACAATAGGATAAAACGTTGCTGTATCAATATTAGTAAACGATGTGGTGCGCCTTGCTACATGGTCAATAGAGGTCTGTTCAAACCCACCCTCAGAAACAACCGAGCAGCAAATAGCTTTCATGCTGGCAGCAACGGCTGATGTAGCCGTGCGGATCTCATACCTAACCGGCAAAATAGCCGTGGTCATATAAACATTGGAGATGTCGTTTGCATTGTTAAATGTATGGCAAACGATGTACTGACCATTAATGATAAATCCACATCGGATTGACCCAACACCAAGCCACTCAAAATCCATCCAGAGAATCTGCGCCTTGCTTGGATCAAGCGTCAAACCTGAAGGCCCAGAACCATCTAACTTGTCGCCATTCCAATTAGCTTGGTTTACGGTCCTTGCATCGGAGGCCGTGCCTGTAACGTAAGACCGCAAAACAAATGAATAGGTTCCATCCACTCGTTGGAAGAACACGCCGTTTTGGTCGTTGTAGTAACCAACCCGCTGCGTTAGATTTAAGCTCTGGCTACTATCCATCACAAAGGTTGCAAGCACCAGCAAGCCTTTTCCTGGCTGATAAGGAAAAGACCGATAAGACTGGCGGATGACTGAGCCGACACCCGCACCTGTAACTTCCATCTTGACGGCTGCTTCATTGGGCAGGAAAGAGGTTGTACCTGTACCCGTGGTTGATACATCAAACTGGTTGTCAGCAGCGTATCTATTCTGGCTATCAAAAAGGGTATAAGGTTGGCTTACCCGTTGACGGCCAAACGCATCAAAGTATGTCCCCGGAAATGTTACTGGGATCGTTGAAGTGGTAGCCATAAGATTCGCCAGAAAATTATCAAGACGGTTGAAATACAGACGCAAGACATTGCTGTACTGGTCTTGGTAAAACGCAGAATATTCCTGCGGCGCCATAGGAAGGCTAGGCGCAACAACCCTTGTAAACTCATAATCTGTTGTAACAATTAAGCTCATGCGCCACGTCCAGTTGCCCTGCCATCCGGCCTGATGTCAATTCGCGGCGATCCTAGCTGCCATGCACATCCAAGCTGATTAGACTCTACCTTAAAGATCATCTGCCGGCCGCGCACACGGACATAAACCTGGCCCGTAAACTGTTCAATCTGCGTAGTTGATGTACGTACAACCGATGCTGAAGATGAGCCACTATTAGACTGAGGATTGTTGTACCCAGATCCTGAGTTCATCATGGGAATTAGCGTCATGGTAACGGCAGGCGAATCAGCCGATGATCCATCAAAGGTGATGTCAGGCAAGATCCTGTACACATAACCCAAGCTGTGGCCGTCCTGAATATCAAACTCAGCTGACTCTATGTAAGCATTGATTGGCAGTGCCGTACCCGTCTCATTGTCATCCAGACCGCGCTCATGATCAACAATGTTGTAACTGTAAGTCGCAGCCTGTGGGTACTGTCTTAAACCAGAATCGCTCCACGCCGTACGTGCCATGGTTCCGTAGTACCAGACATTCTCTGCGTAATTGAACACCACATACCGATCGATGGTCGTGGAATTAGCCGAGCAGTAGAACCACCAAACTTCATTGAAACCTTCGTTGGTCCCAGCAAATACCTGGAAGTTCTGGTAACGATTTATATCATTAAAGATATACCTGCGTAGGTCGCAGTTAAGCGTCTGAACACGTCCGTTGTACAGGTAAAACTTATCCACGCCCATCCAGTAGGTCACACCAGATGCCACCGCTGTAGCATTTGGCCCAATGATGGACGTGTTGTCCGCAAGGATTTGAGAACCAAAGACCAGCGGCGGCCCTAGGTACTGAATGGAAAAGAGGGCTGAATCCGTCCACGCAAGGATCTCTTGACGTGTCTGCTGGACCGTAATGATCTGCGACCCATGAGAAAGTCTGATTGATCCTGCGGTATTGGTCGTCGAAGGAAGCCAATCCACCAAGGATTCCTGGTCGCACCAGCGAATAAGCATGGGATCAGCCACAGTGCTTCCGATGTCATTACATCCAAAGACCATGAGATACCGCAAGGCATCAGAGATGATCAGTGAGTACTGGTACTTTGGTACATCCTCAAGAACCATTGATTGCGTACCGGATTGAGAGCCGGTGGTTGTAATCAGCGAACCTGATGACGTGGCAGAAAGATTTGCCGATAGCCCAGATACATTACGCAAGTAGTACGTTGTACCTACAGTTAGGCCCGTTGGTAGCGCCCCCGTGGTTGTGAATGACACAGCCGTGCCTTCTGCAAGAACCACACCAAACGTGACAACAGCCGGCGATGCGATCGTAATCGTTACCGTGCCGCCAAGGCTATTAAGTGCTACGCCCCTGGTCGATATACCGTTGGTTGCATCCCAGTAATAAATACCAGCCGCCCTCGGTCCAAACACAAGGTCTTCGCCCCAGTTGCCTGCGTTCCATATTCGCAGCGGATCTGTAACCTGTGGCGTAACTCCCCATGAGCCACTGCCCCAAGCGCCTGCGCCCCAGCCAATCAGAGGGACCTGAGCAATACCAGGCCCGGTATTGACCTGAAAAGCGCCAACCGAAGACCCACCACCATTACCAACATCCGAAGCATTGGAGGTGACAGTTGCACCCGTGCTTGGGTTCTTGGCAGTAAAGGTAAAGGTATTTAATGTAGGTACAGAATCTATTTGATACTGCTGATTAAGTTCCGCTGCAGTGATGTTTCCACCAAGACTCACCGCCCCTGAGAAGGTGACAAAATCCCCAGTAATAGCCCCATGGCTTGCCGATGTAACCGTGATGGTGGAGGAGAAGGGAGATGCAGTAACCGCAGCAAAAGTGACGGACTGTGTTTTCCTGATAGGCGTAATGTCTGAATAAGCACCGCCCTGCTCAATGTAATACTTGAGGTTGGTGCCTACGCCAAGCAGGTTAGAATTGGAAAGCGTTACCCAGTTCCACAAGGATCGGCAGACACCAAGAAATGTGGCCTGTGAGATGCGTAACCAGCCGCCTATCTTTTCAGGCGTGCCTTGGCGGAAACGAACCTTGTCAGAGACATACCAACCGTTCTCAGAAGTATAACGAGTATTCTCTTTATTTACACCAGGGCGGTATAGTATTTTGGACAGTGGCACGATTTACCCCGCGAGATACAGAGCTTTTTCAGCTTTGCGGCGGCGCACCAATCCCGGTAACACTTTGCCGCCACCCATAGTCCACATCATAAACGCTTCCGCCGCACCTTCATAGTCGCCGCGATTGTTTTTCATCCTTATCGTAGAACTCTGGTACCGCCCAGGTCCAGCGTTGAAAGCAAAACTGACCACAGCGTCGAAGCTTGACTGACGGCCAGCAAGATTAGGAGACATTCTAAGTACACTGCGTTCAAAACGGACGAGATCATCCTCAAAAAGGCGATCAATCTCCTCCTGCGTCCAAGTACGATTATCTTGGGCTGCGAGCGGGTAGTCCTTGCGAAGGATGCCGGTATAGCCATCTTTCCTCAATACGGGTAGCTTGATCTGATCTTGGTACAGCACATGGCCGTAGCCAATCGTCCAAATATGAGCAGGGCATAAGTAAGGCTTGAGGCTTTTACCCTCAAAGCGGTGCATCAAATCAATGCCTGCCTGCCCTGTTTTCACTTCTTGTTCCAACTTCTAGAACCGAACCAAAATCCAATAATGCCGCCAAGCATGGCCATCTCATCGTCCGAGAAGATAATCTCAGCAACCTTGATAAGGTCGTCCATGGATTGCACAAGATGGGGATGCTGCCAAACGTAATACGCTAGCACCGCATTAACGGCAATGAGTTCCAGGATTAGCAAGTAAGTAACATTAGGACGTACCGTGCCAATGTAGTTAACCACCCACTTACTGGACTTCTCAATGATTTGTTTGTCATGATCCAGAGCTGCCACGGTCATTTGCGCGTCAGTCTGCATGGCAATCTGATCAGTGCGGATCTCTTCCACCCGCTGTTGGGCTATAAAACCTTCCTTGGCTAAGGCCAGTTCGCGCTCCGATTGCATCCTTGCTAACTCAAGCTCATGGGCTTGATCAGCTTTATTCTGGAAATAATCAAGGAGTTTCGGGAGGCCTGAGATCAGCAAACCGCCAAGCGTTGATAACAGTGAAAGCATGACTACCCCTTAGCGGTTACAACATCTTGGCCCTTCTTAACTGTTACCTTGGTGCCTTCCACATCAACTTGCATGGGTTGCTCGGCACT